CTTTAATTTTCATCATCAAAGGCCAAGTGCCTGACTTACTTGGCATATCACCAAGGATTGCTAGGATTGCGTTGATCTCGTTTTCTTCTAGGTTAATTTGCACGGTTTATTTTTCCTTATGGTGTATATGCTTTGGCTGCGGTTACAGCAGAGTCTATGGCAGAGAAGTCTTCTGACCCCCAATCGCCAAGAGCTTTGCCGTACTCAAGATAACCAGCACTACGCAAAACCTTTGCCTGCTTTTCAACATTGGTCAGGTCATTGCCATACTCGTTGTTTGCGTCAAGCACACTGGTGATGACATTCGCGCCATCTAACATGGCTTGGTACATTTGCACTTTTTCTTCGTCGGTACGGGCTACTGTTTCTTCAGACATGATGTCCTCCTTATGATTCGAGCGCGGCGATACGCGCTGTTAGTGATGTGATAATTGCGTCTTGGTCTTTGATAGCTTTGACGAGGATTGGGATAAACTTCTCGTACTTCAAACCGTACTGTTTGCCGTCTTCAGTCAGCGATACCGTAAGATTTTTCTTAGCGGCGGCGGTATACCCAGCGGCCTCTTCGAGATCACGCACGGCTTGCGCCTTGAAGCCAATATCCATCCAGTCTTCTTTATGCGTACCGTCTGGGGTTTGAGCCAAAAGATCATAGTCATCAGCAGATGAATCACCGTATTTTGAACGCTTATCCCAGTAATAAGTGACAGGCTCTAAAGACTTTACAAAGTCTAGGCCAAGGTCTAAATCAACAAAGTCAGTTTTGTCGCGCTCATCGGATGCTACGGTAAACGCTACTTGGATATGAGCGTTAGTGACATTTGAGTCGCCTAAAACTATACGATTTGATTGAGTCGTAAGATTTCCACTTGGACTTGTACCTCGACCAGCGTCGAAGCCAAGGCATGTATTGTTACTACCGCTGGTCAGAGAGTATAAAGTTGCGTAACCTATCGCAGTATTCCCATCCCCCGTAATATTTCCATTACTTGCTGATACATACCCCATAAAAGTATTGTTATCTCCGGTAGTCATTGCGTCACCTGCAAGACCACCCACAATAGTATTCTGGATTCCCGTGGTGACTGCCTTACCTGCTTGATCTCCTACTGCTGTATTGTAAGTATCCGTGGCAGTAGTAAAGTTTTGAGTGCTAAGAGCCTCATTACCTACCGCAACCGAGGCGCTTCCTTGTGAATCTGTTGTTAATGCCGCGTAACCCAACGCCACATTATGAATTCCTACATTTAATGCGTCTCCTGCAAGACCCCCAATAAGGGTGTTCTGGGTTCCCGTGGTGACGTTTAGACCTGCTCCAAAACCAACAGCCACATTGTAAGCATCTGTCGCTGTAGTGAAGTTTTGATTGTTTAGCGTAGCCCACCCTAACGCAGTAGAACGACTGCCTAGAGTGTCTGACGATAAAGATGCGTAACCCAGTGCTGTGTTAAAATCCGCATCAGTAAGAGCATCACCAGCAAGGGCACCAATGATGGTGTTAAAAATTCCCGTGGTGACTAATCGCCCTGCCTGCATGCCTACGGCAGTGTTGTAAGAAATCGTTGCCGTAGTAAAGTTTTGAGAGCCTAATGCTTCCTGACCTACCGCAGTATTTCTAGCACCTAAAGTGTCCGAACTCAAAGCTCCATAACCGACAGCTGTGTTATAATCAGTAGCAGTTAAAGCATCACCAGCAAGACCACCGATGAGGGTGTTTTGGGTTCCCGTGGTGACTGCTGCACCTGCTTCGTGTCCAACAGCTACGTTAAAAGAATCTGTAGCTGTTGTGAAATTTTGAACGCTTAATGCGTTATGGCCTATTGCTACGGATCTACTACCTAACGTGTCGGTGGTTAGTGCTTGATGTCCAATTGCAACATTCCTGTCTGCGTCCGTTAGTGCATCACCTGCTAGACCGCCGATGAGGACGTTTCTAAGTCCCGTGGTGAGCAGATTACCTGCTAAAGTACCAACCGCAACATTGTAAGCATCAGTAGACGTAGTAAAATTCTGCAAGCTAAGAGCACCTTGTCCTACTGCTGTAGATCTACTCCCTAACGTATCTGCGCCAAGCGCGTTTTGGCCTATTCCGACATTGCGACTGCCGGTAGTAAGTGCGTCTCCAGCGGCATATCCAACCGCTACATTGAAATCACCCGTAGTGATTGCCGTACCCGCTTCATCTCCTATGACTACGTTTTGGTTGCCGCCAGACTCGATGCTGTTGCCTGCGTTGACACCTATACGGACGTTGGATGTGCCTGCGGATGCGGTGATGATGTCTGCACCGTCTGCAAAGGTTACGTCTGCTGCAAAGTTTGCTGCACCGTCTACGTCAATTGCATCTAAATTTGAAGTACCATCTACATCTAAATCACCTGACACAAAGAACGACGGAACAGATAGATCAGTAAACGCATCGACCATCGCGCCACCAGAGCCTGCACCGTCACTATAAATCGCTTTGGTCTGACCATTAGCGATTGTGATCGTGGCACCAGAGCCTTGCTTGATAATGATCGACTGCGATCCGCTGGTTGCGTTTTCGATGAACCACAGCTTGCTGACCGTGTTTGGCCCTATAGTAATGGTGCAAGTGCTATCAAGAGTGCCAGTGTATTTAAGAAACATACTCCTGCCGGGATCAGTAGAGCCATCGGCAATAGTAGTAGTATGGGTATCAGCATTAGTCGTAATAGCTTCTGTGCCAAAACTAAATGCCTCTGCAATTAATTCGAGGTTGGTATTTGTAGTTGTGCCCCAAGTGCCAGAGCCTTCCCCGGTTGCCAGCTCGGTGAGCCTAAGATCGTTGACGAAAGTTGCCATAAGTTATCCTCGCGTTAAGCTACTGAGCGCCCTGCATCAATTTCGGTGTAGTTGGGCGTTTGGCTTGTGCTGACCGCCGAGTAGCTCGGTGTCTGGCCGTCGTTAATTTCATTGTAGGACGGGGTTTGGTCGGTGTCTATCTCGCCCCATACCAGAATAGGGCCAACAGCGAAAGTCGAAGACACCCCAATCGGCGTGATATTTGCCTTGGCAACCACCGTGACCGAGCCGACTGCCGTGGTGAGAGAAAGGCTTGGTAGGTTGATGACCTCGTTCTCATGAACGGTCACCGAGCCTATTGCAGAGGTCACCGCAAATGTTGGCAGCGTCTGGATCGCCTTGGCAACAACGGACGGTGCGCCTAGGCCAGAGGTCACAGCAAAGCTTGGGGCGGTGACGTTGGCTTTCGCAACAACCGTCACAGATCCAAGGCCAGAAGTCACCGCTAAGGTGGGCGCGGTAACATTGTTGTCGCAAACCAACGACACTGCGCCGACACCTGAAGTCATGGCTCCAGCAGAGGTCAGCTCAACAGGTAAGACTGAGTTCCACGCGCCTTCGCCCCATGTGCCACGGCCCCAGCCGTTAATGTTTGCCATCAATCATCCAGCATGTACTTGGCCGCTTCGAGCCGCGATAAGCAATCCGTCAGGATTTCGCGCACAGGCACGGTCATGAAGTCTTGCTCCAGCATGGCCTGAATCTTAGCGATAGCGTACTCAACGTCTTCCAACGCGCCCATAAAAATCTCCTGAGATCAACAGCGATCATACACAAAACTAGAGGGGAACACCCTGAAACTTACGGCCCAAGATCCGCTGCACCTTGGAGTGCGTGAGCGGTGGGATGTCGTGCAAGCTGTTGACTTGCTTGGCAATCTTACGGGGGCCAAGACCACGCTTGTTGAGCCGATAGATCGACCTCAGTACCGCCTGCTCCTCTGGCACCTCTTCGAGATACTTGCGAGTCTTGCTGCCAGTCTTCACCTCAACATGGCGAAAGCCGTAGGGCGCAGAGCCGCCGATGGCGTAGCCGCGAGACGCCCAGTCAAGCTTGCCTGCGGCAAAGCGATCCTTAATGGTCGCGTGTTCAATCTCGGCAACCGCTGACAGCACCATCAGCATGATCTGGTTTGCCATCGAGTTCATATCGAACTTTGCATCCAAGCCCTTAGACTTGGCGGCATCTGGGTAGACAATCGGCATCTCGCCAAACTGCTCGCAGAAGTACAGCGTTATGCCGATGTCTTGCAGAACAGGTATCAGGCCAAGAAGGTCAGAGCTGGATCGGCTCAATCGATCAAGCCGAGTGCAGATCACCACGTCATGGCGGTCAATCACGTCAGTCATATCGCGGCTGGCGGGTCGATCCAGCACCGCATGGGTGCCAGAGATGCCTTCGTCTGCAAAAAACTCGGTCACCTCACGGTTGTACTTCTCGCGCACAAACTCACTGATCTGCTGCTTCTGCGTCTCCAACGAGATACCAGACTTGACCTGCTCGTCTGTGGATACTCGGACGTAGCCGTAGATGTTGTTTATTTGCTTTAGTGGGTTACCGCTCATTTCACACCGCCTTTATAGCCATAGTCGGCCATCTCTTCGTGCAGCCGCTGCCAGTTTATGTCCAGCGGCATGTTATCGGCACTGCGGTCAGCGAACATCACCTGACCGTCTTTGACCAGCTCCACGCCATACACTGCCTTGGGCATCCCATCGTACACGATGTCGATGTTGTGCTTCAGGCAAGTGCGGCGCACTCGGTTGTAGAAAACCTTCTTTGCTTGGGCGCTCACGCTGCGCCCTCCTGCAAAAACTCTGCGTACAGCTTCTTACCGTCTTCGGTAGCAGCAACCTTGCGAGCCATCTTCGCTACATACTCGCCAAGCTCTTTGATCTCCAAAGCCTTGTGCGAGAACGCAGAAAGCGTCTCTTCGGTCACTGACGCACCCTTGCGGAACAAGGCTGGCAGCATCATAGATTCCGCTGCGCTCAAGACATGCAGACGAGCAAACTTGTGGCAGTCGGCGTGTAGCAGTTGTTCTTCAACGGTCATTTCTCTGTCGGTCATCACATTTCTCCTGTAAGTGAAATTGCATAATAAGGACATCCGTGTCGATGTGCAACACTTTATTTACATAAATTCTTTTGTATAGGTGTTTGCATATCGGCACGGCATGTGTTAAGCTGTTGGAAACCAACAACGGAGAACGTGATTATGCAAGCAAGAGCTACAGGTAGATCGGTCAGTCATTACCTACAAGCCGTTTCGCCAAAGGACGTGTTGACCAACAAGCGATACAAAGTGTTAGGCACTCCGCTCAAGGATTGGCTGGTGTGCAGCCAGTGCCACAGGCAACAGGTACACCACGCCCAGAACGGGGGCGATTTTGAAAGCAACTGCTGGAGCTGCGGTGCTGACCACACTCATTTCATGTACATGGACGAGCTGGCCCGTGAACTTCCTGATACAGCAAGTCTGTATC